CAAATGAAAAAGAAGCTCACAAAGAGAAGGTAAAGAAGGTGATGGTCGATCACCTAACTGAGCTGGGATATCCAAACCTCTCCAGAGAGCAAATCCTTAAAGAGCTTAAGCCCATGTGGATTAAACTTGAGGAAGCCGGTTTGATCATAGAGGGAATGAGCTATACGGGCTATTGCGCAATGGCTGACGATGCAAACCTATTTGCGCAAATTCATGAGATCATGGGAATCTAAAAGCCGCCGCCCTGATCTTCTCTTTCCAGATAAGATAGGTCGATGAAGCCACCCTGTTTCTTTTGATCTACTTCAGGATTAAGCTGAGGCTCTTCTGTGAAGAGTTTGGTCTCCTCGTTCAGATCCTTATGGATAGGCTTACCTGCACTAATACGCTCTTCTTCTTTTCGTTCCGATTCTTCAATGAAGCTATCGAGATCTTTTCTGCGCTGAACTTCGTAAGTAGGATCCTCAAGGATGTAGATCTCTTCTAGCAGGTTTTCCAACTGATCGTCCGATTCCATAGAAGCAAGCTGATCTTCCATCTCGGCTAACAGGATATCTTCAGCTGGAATGGTACCATCAAGGCAAAGGTGAAGCGGCGTGGAAAACTTCTTTGAATAGCTGCGACAGACATCGCGCCAAACGGAAAGCTCCGAGGGGCTCAAGTGATTTAGAATGGCTTGAGCTTTACAATAGTCTAAAAGGTCTTTGAAGTTCATTGGATTTTCTTAAACAACGCTTCAAGTTGTGGCGAGATTTCAGAGGTTACATCGACTTCAGGGAATGACTCGTGTTCAACGAACAGATGAAGTATTTGAGTAATAGGGTCAATCGTAAAACCACGCATGCGCGCGCCTTTTGGGATCCCCTTGGTAACTCTCCAAGCCGTGTCTGTTTCCATGATATGGAACAGCATCTCTGGGTTAATCATTAACCGCTTGAGTCTTACCTTCATCTTCATCTCGTAGTTTTAGCATCTTTTCAGCAGCTAATTTTGCCTTCTCTATAGCATCGACCTTCTTCTTTTTAATTTGTGCGAGGTACTTAAACTCAGCAGCGATAGCAGCTTCAAGGACGGCATCAATCACGTTCTCGTCAGGAATATCGCCACCGATCCCGTTTGAATTCCAAAACGGAGGAGCGGATACGATTCTGTACTTTAGCTGTGATAGAGAGAAAGCCAGGTTATCATCGTGCTCTTGAACGAGCGCGGGATTGGGACCGATCAGCTCACGATGATCGCGGCCAGCCGCAAGTCTTTGAGAGGGAGTAAGAAAACAGCGAAAGCGAAACTGTCCAAAGTAGGTACCTTGAACAGCACCTTCCATTGACATGCTCCAAGTAGCCGTGTCGCCTTCGATGACAATGTCATTTCTGGACAGATACTCTTCGTACTTCTTTTCTTCCATATGAATCCTCAAAACCTTTTTGGTCTTGCCTGGTTATATCATAAAGATTATATGTGTAAGTACTTGATATTTTTACTCAATCCTATTCTGAAATGAACTGAAATGTAATGAACTAAACTCTCCGAGTTATATCATAACTATTTTCCAACTTATAAGAATAAAGAACCTAATTAGATAAGAAATCCTTTTCTTTTCATTGGCTTAAAAAATAATAAAAAAAGTTGAAAGTCGCGTTTTTCGTGGTATTCTGTACAAGGATAGTCGAATTAAGGAGAATACCATGGATAAGGACATTAGCAGCTCAGGTTACGATCTCTATGAAATCACTCAAGACGAATGGATCTTGAAAGTGCGCGGCGGCGCCATGTGGGTAGGAACTTTCAGGAAAGTTACCATTTATGCCGTTAAGAACTTGGGCTTTAAGCTTTCTGAAATCGAGATCGCAGCCAAAGAAATGATCGGTAAGGGTCATAACGCCGCACATTTCGGAATTTACAAAGGTTTTATCAATACCTTTCAAAAGGATTTCAACCCAGCAAAGAAAGCTGGCTAAGGAGTTAAGATGCTGAACGATACCGAGAAGAAGTTTCTAGAAACGGCTAAGTACCTTGAACAACTCAGTGAAAAGAAGGAAGAAGTGCGTGCTGAGCTTGAAGGTCTTATGAAGACCATGGGTGAAGGCGCTTACGTGCAAGACCCCGAAACCTTGGTGGTTTACAAGGTCATTAAGCCCAATGGCACGTTTATCTATTTTAGGGATCTGGACTACAAGCGCACGGCGCTGGAAGGTGAACGCGGTGGAACCGTTCTTTCTAAGAAAGAGGCGGAAGAGGCCGGCTTCGTTCTCAAGAAGTGATGCTTACCCTGGTTAAGACTGATAGCGGTCAGGTATGCGATAGATGTGAATCTACGCATTTTGCTAAATCCCATATCGGGTGGCACTGCCTGGATTGTAAAACTTATTATCCAGATTCTGATGGATTTGCTAGTCTGAAAAAGAACTTAGAGAGGCTCCATCAGCTCCAAAGCCGACTAAAGTTCATGCGACAGGACTTAGAGAAGCTTAGGACTTAGCGATGCTTTTTGATCATTTCGGTCAAAAGCTGAACCAGTTGACCGTGTTGATTCTTGAGATCTGAGCGCAGCTCTTCGATTTTCTCGCCAAGGACTCGGATCTCACCGTTGTAGGTTTCTTTCAAGTGATCCATATCTTTCTCGACGTTCATTTCGAGATTATGGAGTTCCATTTTCAGGGCTTCTAGTTGGCTTTCGAATTCAACTTTCAGCTTGGCATCGGCTTCTTTGGCCGCATGGAGGATTTCGGCAGATTGCTCTTTCTTTTGCCTAGCAGCGTCTTTAGCGACTTTACGGATGGTAAGCCATGCAGTCCCGATTACGGAAACGGCACTGGCCATAGGAATTACGGTGTGAAAATCAGTCATGTCCATAACGGGAAGCCTCTTTTCTAAAGATTACCGTGAATTATGATATATAGGATTAGAGGTTTTTATGAAGCAGAAGTTTATTGATTTCCTTAATGTTTTCCAAGGCTTGAGAAAAAGCATCATCATGCTTCTCCTTATGATCATTGGGGTTTGGTTTCGCCTGAAAGGCTACCTGAGTGGGGATAACTTTGTTGAGCTGTTTAAGGCTACCGTTATCAGCTATTTTGGCGCTAACAGCATCGAACACTTTACGGCAATGGTCCAGCAGCATCTGGCTTCCAAAAGCGGCGCCACGGCAGTCGTAGCCGATCCTGAGGCCATTACGGTAGAGGCTGAGCCAGAAGGAGCTTCCAATGGGAAGTAAGTTAAAGGCATTTTGGGATAAGCTAAAACAGCAGGCCGTCGATATCTGGGACAAGGATAAAGGGCTGTTCTTCCTAGTAGCCGTAGCCGCTTTAGTGGTTAAGTTCAGGGATATTCTTTTAGATATACTGATCAGCGGCGCTAAGCGCGAGGAGACTGCGGCCAAAAAGAAGGACCAAACGCTGGCTTCTCAGGAAAATGACCTGAAGGCTCAAGCCGATGACATGGTGAAAAAGGCCCAAGAAGAACCTTCGAACCAAAAGCCGGTTACAGATGACTGGTACAAGAATTCTTAAAAAGCTCCTAATCATAGGAGCGGTTTTGCTCTGTTTAGGGAACGCGGCCAACAGGTTGGCTAAGATAAAACATCGTTTCCATTCCCTCAAGGAACTCATCAATTATGAAAAAACTCGCTAAGATGATTGTCATTCTTGCCCTGATCCCAAATTTGGCTTTTGCCGACTGCGATTTCGCGAAAGGTATTACGCCTGGGCCAAATAACACTTTTGTGTACTCTCAGGAATGTCACCTGAAAGTAGGACAGCTCGTTCAAGACAATAAGACCAAGGATGCCCAGATAGCCGATCTGAATAAGGCAATCCAGCTTAAAGACCTTGCTCTTCTTAAAGCTGACGAACGCACTCAACTTTGGATGGATACCAGCGATAAGCTCATAAATCGTGTAAATACGATTGATGAGACCTACAAGAAGAACGAATGGTTCTATTTTGGCCTGGGCGTTCTAACGACCTTCGCAGCTGGCTATGCCATCGCTAGAGGCGTAAAGTAGTTAAAGTCTGACACTAGTAACTTTTTCAAAGTACTCAGGATGAGCTTTGAAAATGTTCTGAAGATCCTGCGGTGCAATAGAGCCATTGCCGTAGCCTGCAAACACATATTCTGGGATACTACAGGCTTTAAGATAAGCTACGCATAGCTGGGAGCAAATCATCCCATCGGTATTCCAGTTATTGTGGGATTTGATATCTCTTCCGAAGAACAGATTGATCCTGCGCCAGATGAACCATGGGTATTCTAAGAAACCGTAGTGCGTCTCCAAATCATTGAAGAGGATTAGCAGAGCGGCGTCTTTAACACTTTGGTCCACTTTTACGTTCCAGACTTCGTATCCCTGAGATTGGTTATTGGTATAGCTTTCATCGAAGCGGGTGAAATCCACTCCGCCCTCGGCGGCCTCAATACACATTGGAGCGCCAAGTATGTCTGGTGTAGTAACCAGACTATGACTGAACTGGGACTGAGTAAACCACTTAATCCCGTTAGGTACGAAACCCGATTTACTATCTGCTAAAACGACGTAACCGTAGCTCATTCTTTTTTACCCCAGAAGATATTGATGCGAGTCGTACCCGTTGGCACGTTTGGTCTGTTAACGACAATTTTCATGTATAGGCCAGATGGCAAGAAACCGTATCCACCGATAGGCTCAATATCCATGATACCGTATGGCTCTAAGGTTGAACCTTTGGCTTCAGCGTAGAAATACCATCCTTGATTGGCAGCATCTAATTCGTCATCAGTGTAACTTCTTACGACTGGATAGTTAGGCAATGCCCCAAATTCGGCGAGAGGGCCTGGAAGAACTCCCATCCCTTGAATGGTAGCATCGGCGGATCCATCGGTGGCCAACCCAAGAGCTGCGCAAATAACCCTATCTTTGTCTTCGATGTAAATCATGGCGAAGTCGTCTGGATCATACGTATCGATGATGGCTTCCCCACCACCGACATATCTTCCTCCGCCATCTCCGAAAGTGCCAGGCACTTTGATAGCAAGGGTTCCAGTGTTATCGACTATGTCCACTTTTACGCGAGCAAGTTTAAGATCTTTATCGTTCAGTTCGTACTGAGTAGTGACGACCCCTGAGATGTTGGACGCGGTGCGTTGATTTGCAGTTGGTAAGAAATTGGTTACAAAATCTAAAGCATCTGCATTTCCTGTAGTATCGACGGGTAAGATGCATTCTAGCGCAAACACGCCGTCTACAGCTTTAACCCAATAATTAGAACCTACGATCACGCATTGTGCGGATAGACCTCTATTTACCAATACGCTTTTAAGTGATGCCCAATCGGCTTGCATAAAATTCCTTACTGAAGAACTTTGACCAAGAAAAGGTCAGCTCCAAGTTTAGTAGCGCTTAGGAGACCGCCGGTAGACACGTAGGTGATGCGAATATATAAGCCGCCAAGTAATTTAAATGGAGCAACGGATTCGTAATCGGCTTGAAGTTGTTGATCTGAAGAAATGTTGAAATTTAACACTGGTGAGCCCAATATCGTACCGGCTGGAGTGTATATTCCGTCAACATCTACTACCTTGACACTGACCGTATCTCCAAAAGTAGTATTCATGGCAATGAGCTTAATGCCTCTGAACAGTGAATCGTCTGCGATTCTAGTATCTATGTTCTGAGTTGTATTCGATGGAATGGATCCTTGAATACCAATGACGCTTGGCGCAACCATTGCTGCCATGACTTCATTCCAAGTTTGAGGTGAGTACGTAGAGCCGACCATAACAATTCCTTAATTATCGATATAATCGAAAGCAGCGTAGTTTGTGTAACTGGAAGTCGCTGCAGGCGTAACATAAGCTCTGACTCTGGCAGGACCCACTACTTGAATTGGAGAGTTGTAAATCCTAGCGACAGACGCAACCGCGCCAGGGCTTATGACAAAGTCGCTGACCTGAGTTTCTGGAGTGTTTGCAACGGTAGGTGTAGATGTTTTTAAAACAAAAGTACCTCCCTGCCCAGCAGCCGTTCCAGTAGTGCCAACAGAAAAACCGCTAATATAACAAGTTTTGCCCTGTGGAACGTAATGATGTGCCCATGCAGTTTCGTTATTTCCGACGGCAATAGTGCCGACTGTAGTCGCTCCAGATTTTAAGGTAAGTGTTCCAGCATTACCGCCACCGCTTCCCACGGTGGCAACAACCATCTTTTCTACGTAAGCCATGTTGTTGTTTGGCGAGGTTACAGCAGTGGTTCCATTCAAAGTAATGGTCACGACCTGTGGACCAGTCATGTTGTTATCGTAGTATGTGATTGCAACCGTTCTAGCGCCTGTTCCAGCAGACGTATCTAGAGCGCTAGATGAAACTAGAGTCATTGCGGCATTTGTGGTAACTTCTGTGTAGGCCGTTGCATTAACCGGAACTTGACTAGTAGAAGCAGTAGTAACGCCGCCAAATGAGAACTTAGATCCGGTTGCAGGAAGAGGAGAAATGATAAGAGAAGCGCTGTTGGGGGAAATGGTAACGACTAACGACGGATCAGTTGCAACGGGTGCAGTAGAGGCAGCTTTAACAGCTACAGGACCATTGGTACCATCGGTCAATTTAGTAGACCAGGCGTTGGCTAGTGTATTGGCTGTTCCCTGGTTAACCGCACCAATGGTATTGGGTCCAGCTGGTAGGGCGGAAGCAATAGAGCCGATCAAAAGCCTTGCGCTAGAATCCAATTGGATGCCGGCTTGCTGACCATTGGTCAGAGTGGGAAGAGCGGTATTGAAAACTCCACCTACAAGAGCAGATCCGGTTCCCGCCGTCCCAGCTCCAGGTCCCGATCCAACTATGTTGTCTAGAAGTTGAAGAGAAGTAATTTCGGTAGCTTGGTTAGCAGCTGTTGCAGCGCCAGTAGGAAGAGAGACCGTTCCAGACACGTTGTTAACGTTAAAGCTATCTACGCCTGTGGCAACTATCAGTGCGCCTCTTGCTGTAGACTGAGCTTCAACTGTTTGGCCGGTCGTGACCGTAGGCTGGGTTGTATTAAACACACCGCCGACCTGAACCGGATTACCCGCTTTACTTGCGCCGCTTGCCGAATCACCTTGAATGGTCCAAGGAGGAGTCCCTTGTTGCACAGTCCATGTACCCGATTGAGAAACGGGAATGGCAGTTTGATCGGTAGGTAGAACTACTCTCAAGACTTGAGCGCCAGTAACACCTGCACCAAATGCAGCAGCGCCTGTCGCGTTACCAATCTGTGATGCAGTGCGCAAAGTGCTCGCGCCAACAGTACCGTAGTTGGTATCTACGGTAGTAGGAAAATTTGAAATAGAAGAAGTCCAAGAACCCGATTGGGTCACTGGAATGGCAGATTGGTTGGATGCAATAGCCACCGGGACCGAATTGGCCATAGTACTTTGGCCAAGGTTGATCGCGGATCCTGCACCGTCGTTTAGCTTAACGGTAAGCCTACCAGACGTATCGATATCGGCGTAGTTATCTTCTACACCTGACGAATTTGATCCGGTAAGTTTTACGGTAAGCGCTGATTGTATATCAGTTAAGTCTGCCATTTATCTCTCTAAGCTAAAAAGGGGAACTGTACTTTTACGTACAACTCCCCTTTCTTATATCATGAAGCTAACTAACTATTAGTATTCGCTGCCGGAAATGGTGCTGTACACGTCTTGAGCTTGGTTATCCTTATTCGTCATGATGATACGAATTTTGGCGCCAGCTCCGCTATCGGTAATAGTCAGAATGTCAAGGTTGATAGAAATGTTCGGAGTTGCAGTTGAGTTGAATCCAACCCAATAAGTCGTGAACGTGGTGCCGTCTGGAGAAATCTGAACTTCTGCCTTCAGCTTGCCAGAAGCAGATGCCCAGAACATCTTACCTTTAAAGGTTTTAGATGCCGTAATGGTGTAGTCGTGGTTAACGCTAGAACCAGCCGCGACGCTTGCCGAGGTGTTGTACTTGTTAACCTCTGCGCCCAGCGTGGTGTTAACCACCGTGACTGGAACTGGATTAGTGCTTGTAACGTCTGCGCCGGCAACTGCCAGATTAGCGGCAACGCGCAGGGTTTGAGCGCCAGTTGCTCCGTTACCAAAGTTAGCAGCACCAGTGGCGTTACCGATTTGGGAAGCAGTTCTGATCGTGCTTGCGCCAACAGCGCCATAGTTGGTGTCAACCGTGGTAGGGAAGTTGGAAACCGTAACAATGCTTGCGCTCGTAAGAGGCGCGATGATTAACCTACCGCTCGAATCCAATTGGATCGCGGATTGCTGACCATTCGTAAGCGTTGGGAAAGCAGTGTTATAAAGACCGCCAGCTAGAGACGAGAACGAAGCTGCCGTACCGCCAGATGCAGAGCCGTCAGATTGATCTTTAGTAATCCAAGGACTCGTACCTTGGTTCACAGAGCCGATTGTGTTAGAACCAGTTGGCAGTGGGCTATTTGGCGAAAGGGCAACGACGAACGAAGGGTCAGCAGCTGCCGCAGCAGTTGAAGCCGCTTTGATAGCAACGTTACTTGTTCCGTCAGTGACGCGAACGAACCAACCGTTAGCAGCCGTATTGGCAGTGCCTTGGTTAGCCGTAACCACATCAGCTGATGTCAGCGCGCGAATTTGGCGAGGGTCGATTTGCGTACCGGCAACGTTAATGCCGACGTCAAGAGCACGTTGTCCACCGCTTGCTTGAGAGGTGATCGCCGTACCTGCGCCGTCGAAAAGGTTACTGGAAACGTGACCCGCAGACGAAATGGCAAGTAACTGGCTAGGTGTTGTACCGTCAGCAAGAAACGCAACTACGTCGCCGTTAGTTTGTGTCCTTACTGGTAATGAACTATTAAAATCAGCCATGATCTATCCCCTTATTTCTTAAGCTCTTCCTGAGCTGCCTGAATTTTTGCCAAAAGTTCTTCTTCTTTGCTTTTGGAAATTTCAATACTCGACTCAATACGTGCGATCTGTTCTTGCATCTCAAGAATGCGCAATTCCTGCTCATCTCTGGCAGCGTTGACTCGTTTATATTCGTTTTGAAGCTTTCTAAGCTCTAAAATGGTCATAATATTCTCTCCTGATAAGATTGCTACAAATTGATTTCCAGGACTTGGATACGTGCCTCAAAAGCACCTGGATCAGGCCTGTCGTGCCTGACCTGAATTTTCACTGTATCGCCTGCATTTAGGACTAATCCTGAGTCATTTCCACTAGTAAAATCAAACATTTGTGTAAGATCGCCGCCAAACATGGTTCGCACGGTATCTTGAACAACTCCGTTAATTAGGAGGTCGTACCTGGCAATGTTTTCGCCAGAAACAGGACATCTTTGCAGTACGGCCTGCTTACCCACCGGTACGGTGTAGGTATTAAGCTGCGTAATGGCACCAGAAGGTACTGCTAGGATTTCGTTGTATTTGCTTACAGTTAGGGTATTGGAGGCCGGCGCAGACGAGATAACGACGTTAATGGAGCCGTCTGGATTAGGCTCGATCGAATTACCGTTAGTGCCCTTTACGACGACATCGCCAATAGCCACGGTGCCATCGAAAACGATGGGCATAGGATTATCAATGTCGTAATAATTCCCATACTTATCTACTTGAACGACTCGGTCAGCAACTACTGGATCTGATTCGTAAATAGCGCTATAATGGTCTTTATCTGGGATGTTGTTTTTAGGCTGCTGTTCAGCGCCAATAGCCGCGCCGTTTGCCGTAGTCCAGGCGGACAGGTCTATGGGGATCCAGGATGCGATTTTATTGTCTACCGCACCTACGATCAGGAGGGTTTTGCTTAAAACGCGTTTGACTTGGACAGGAAGGGTATTGGAGTTGTCTTTTAGGTAAGCAACCTGCTTAATGCGAAACCCAGCAGTATCAGCTACTTGGAGCTGTCCAGTGGTCGTACCATTAGCGGTGAGGAGCTGCGGAGAGACCGCGTCCCATTTTTGCTCTAACATACCTTTTCCTTAACCATTCGTCCTCAGGCCATCCTGGGGATATGGTTAAAGATTAGGATAATTTGAAGTGGTAGCGGGTGTTGGACTTGCACCAACCTACTGGGCGTATGAGACCCGGCAGGAACTATCTCCTGTCGAACCCGCTATTGAAAAATTGGCTGGTCAGTTTATGCGCCCGGACTACTCATGCAGCGTTCACACTGCGACCATTTAACTTAGCCTAAAACCGCGTTCTGCGCTAAGCACACTTAAAATTGGCTGGGGAGGCAGGACTCGAACCTGCACAATCGCTTTCGCGAAGGAGACCGGTTAACAGCCGGCTGCAATACCAATTCTGCTCACTCCCCAATATTATATCATAAATGGTATTCGAGGAGGGATTTGAACCCTCACGCTTTCGCACTGGTTTCTAAGACCAGCATGTCTGCCGTTCCATCACTCGAATTGGTCAGGACCTGGAGAGCTGCCCTCCGTTCTCTACCGTCACAAGGTAGCGCTTTTCTAATTAAGCTAGGTCCTACTTGGCCGTGCCGCTCAGATTTGAACTGAGAACTTGAGTTTCGTAGACTCGCGTTTTAATCCGCTTAAACTACGGCACGTATCTTTTGGCTGCGGATCTGAGAATCGAACTCAGGTTTTCGGCTTCAGAGACCGTGGTCCTACCATTGGACGAATCCGCAACAAACTTGGCTGGGGAACTGGGATTCGAACCCAGGTGAGCGGTTTCAAAGACCGCCATATTGGACCGCTATATGATCCCCCAATTTTAAAACTTGGTATTGCTTATGGGTATCGATCCCATTTTGTCCGGTTGAAAGCCGGGGGTCCTAGCCAGTAGACGAAAGCAATATTTTGGTCCCGCGACATGGAATCGAACCACATCTGCCTTGCGACACTTGGTTTACAGCCAAGCCCCTTCCCATTCAGGTGCATCGCGGGAACTAATTTGGCAGTGCCAACGGGATTCGCACCCGTGTTTTCCGCTGGACAGGCGGACGTACTAGACTTCTGTACGATGGCACTACATAAATGGTCTAAGTGGCTGGGATCGAACCAGCATCTTCCTGCCTCCAAAGCAGCACGGATTCCCTTTTCCCGTCACACCTAGTCTGTCGGCGCGCTTTGCGCTGCCATAACCTCTTTTGACCAGGGCAGCCCTCTTTCGAGCCTCTTCACCGCCCTGGTCGTTAAAAATAAAAAAGCCCTCGGTCTTGCGACGGAGGGCTTTAAACTCATCAAAATTTAGATAAATTATAGCCCTACGTGTTCACGTCCTCTGGATTGCGATCGAGATGTTGAGGGTAATAATTCATTTTCATAAAATCACTATATCATAGATTAGGGCGCTGGCAAATTATATTTATTAAAATTACCGATTTTTTCGGTTTTAAGTAATTTTAATTGGAGCGGCATATCGGAATCGGACCGATGAATCCTGATTGGAAGTCAGGCATGTTACCACTAGCATCAATGCCGCACTCTAATTGGAGCTGGTGGTAGGATTCGCACCTACGATGGGATTGCTCCGCTAGTTTACAAAACTAGTCCACTCGGCTTCTATGGGACACCAGCATTTAAATGGCAGAGGGAAAGAGATTCGAACTCTTGAGCGAATTACTCCGCTTCTTCCTTAGCACGGAAGTGGTTTCAGCCACTCACCCATCCCTCTAAAAAATGGTCTCGTAGATAGGGTTCGAACCTATAGTCTTGGCCTTAGAAGTGCCCTGCTCTATCCATTTGAGCTACTACGAGAAAAATCGGCGCAGGTACTTGGCCAGACTGATTAGGCCCGACTGTTCCCTCGCCTAAGGTGTACCGCGATATTCCTTGGGAATCATCCAAGATAGGTACTCCGAATATTGGTCGGGCATACTGGATTCGAACCAATGACCCCTTGCTCCCAAAGCAAGTGCTCTAGCCAGGCTGAGCTAATGCCCGAAAAACACTGTAACAGCTAAACTCCTTAAACGTCAAAAATAAAAAAGCCCCCTGACTTTGCAGTCAGAGGGCTTCGAAATCATTAGACTTTTAGTCTAAATTAAGGAAGGGAGACTGCGCCCGTTCCTTCATCCTGGTCACCAGCTTCGTCACTGAGTCTAAGTCCCGTATAGTTGATCGTGATCTTAGAGGTCGCGCGACTGTTGTGGTTGCCGTTGTAACTGTTCGGCACGCAACCGATAGCGGTCAGAATGGTTTTCCCAGACTGGCGATCGACAATAGCGAGCGTAACGCCATCAAGAGTCAGAAGATCTTGAAGCTTAGGAACAGCAGGAAGAACGTGAGGACCTTGTCCGACCACGCGGAAGCCAGCGCACGAAATCGTGACTGCTTCATACGAGGTAGGAGTGATCTCTGCTGGGCTATAGCGGCCAAGCAGATGAATGGGCTCAGTTCCGATATTCATATTGTAGGTTGCAGATTCGTAAATGCCAACCAACTGGTTGTTGACATAGACCTTTGCTCTTGCACCTGTTAAGACTTGCGATGGCATATGCTATCTCCTTATTTACCTTAGATTAGGCTGCACTCTGGACTTGAGAGATGCTGATGTTGATTGGGATGAAATAGATAGCCGTAGCCAACTTGATCTCAACTTGAACGTCCATCTCTGGTCCGTTGATTTGAATGCCCTGGTTTTTATAACCAAGTGGGGCATCCGTGCTTGCCGCAATAAGCTTTTGCTTTTTGTACTGGTCCATCTTCTGAGCCAGATAAGCCAAGCCCGTAGCTGCATCGACGTCCGCCAGCGATTTACCGACGAATGCGATGAAGAAGCTTTGAGCAAGGTCAAGCGCGATCAGGTCAGATGCGTAAACGGCTTGAATGCTGTTGTACACGAAGTTCGTGTCAAAGCCGTAAGTCGTTTGGTCGCTGACCCAGTAGTCGCGGCTCGTATCCGCAGATAGGAACAGCAATCCGGCATCAAGAGCGTCACTGACACTTCCTGGATCGCCAGAATCGAATCCGACTGGATCCGTGAAGCTAATCACGTTAGCAGCCTTATTCAGAATGGACTTGTAGAAGCCACCTGCTTGCATGCCTGCCGCAGTAACGGCAGCCATCCAAGGCTGGAAGAGCGTGATCACGCCAACACTGTTGACTTGGCTGATCTGTTGCATCGTGAGCGAGCAACGATAGTTGCCGAGGCCTTGAGCAGCAGATTTAGCGTTATTGTAAGTGTCGAGCAGCGACATGATTGCCGTTCTGTTGCGCTTGAGTTCAGGCGTGCTGAATTCGATGCAATGACTCTTGGTTGCAGCATTAATTGCGGCAATCGTGTAAGTCGAACTAGAATCGGTAAGCCCTGCAGCGATGTCGGACGAAGCATCTTGCGAGAACAGAGGAACGAGGATGTTCGCCTGAACCGTTGCAAGCTGACTAAGGACATTAACAATGTCTGCTGCGAGCGTTGCACCACGTTGTCCGCCAGACAGGAAGACTGCTGCGGCCATTGGGGCAGGAAGACCTGCATGTCCATTGGTACCAGCAGCGAACGAAAGAGCAGAGTTATTTGCAGCAATGCTGAAATCGTTTGCAGCTTTCTTGATACGACCTGGCATCAAGCTGGCTCCGCTTGCGCAGATACCGATTGACGAAACTTCGTCAAGAGCGGTAGGCGAAACTTGATTTGCAGCTGGAGCACAAACAGCCGTATATCCGGTCTGGGACGAGATATAGGTTGCAAGGTCAGCACAAGTCTTGAACTGGCTGAGTGGGATGCTCAGGTTTCCGCCTGAACCACCAGCAACCGTCGTAGACAGCGTGGTAGCGTTGATCGTGCAAGTAGCCGTAGTTCCAGCGTAGCCGAGCTGAAGAGCAACGACTGCCGAGACGTCGATTGACTGGCTCAGACCAATGTCTGCGCGGTTGACGTCAAGTTCAACGCCTGGCTCTTGAGACGAAACCGTCAGACCTGGAACCAGACCGAGGGAAGCGAGATCGCCAGGAGTAGAGTCGAGCAATTCAACAGCTTTACCCCAACCCTTGCCGTATGCAGCAGCGTCCACGTTGACCGAGAGTTCGATCGAACTTGGAGCCGATCCAGGAGCGGCAGTGATTGCAAGCGTTGCAGCGCTAAGTAGAGTGTTCAGCTCGGTAACAAGATGTGGGATCGTGTCATGCTGACCAGGGGTTGCACTCAAAGTGATAACCGAAGCGGCCAGACCGTTCAAACGAATGGTGAAGCTTGCGCCGTTAAGAGAGGCGCCCAGCGAAGGGATGGTTCCACCAGAAACAGCAGGAGCATCTTCAGCTGCAATCGAAGTGATCTGATACTTGTAGTTGTTACCAGGAGCGCCGTAGTTCTTATCTTTCAAAGTTCCATAGGTCGTTGGGATAACAGCAGATGCTTGTGAGCCCGTGTTCGTCTTAACGATGTAAATACGATTGGCTGAGCCAACGATATCCGCATCGCTAGAAGGAGCTGCGAGTTGCTGGAAGGCATCAACAATCTGTCCGCTCAGATACTGAGCTTTGACCTTGTTGAGCTGGTTAGGAGTGAAAAAGTTATTTTTCAGAGCAGCCTGGTTGTAGCTTGGGCCACCATCTGCTTCTCCGAAGATAACCAGAACGCCAGAAGACGAAACGCCAACTGGGCTGCTGATCACGTTAATGAACGGATAAGCGCTAGGAATATTTGTATTAATAGCGCTAGTAGTTAATCTCTGTGCCATTTGTGTTTCTCCTTATCGTACTTTCTTTAGTCCGAAGTTTTTGATACCGTCTTCGAACTTGCTTGGATCGTCCATCTTTGCGGCTTTGAGATGGATCCAAAGAATCTCTTCTAAACTTTTTTTATTGCCGTAATTTTTTCTGTTATGAGCCCAGAAAACTCTGAAAGCTTCTCTTTTTTCATGCTCGTCAAGTGCCCTTTCTACAGGCTTGTGAAGTGATGCTCTATAGGCTCTAGCTTCTTCGACGGTCATTTCTTCTTTTTCCGCCACTTGATCTTCTCTAAAATCTTTTTTAGCCATTAGACACCAACTCTCCCGCGCATCTTACGTTTTGCTTCCATATAGCCGCAAAACTTTGCGAGTTTAAGGTGACCTTTAATCTCGGCGCCACCTGGGACGTTCTTGCCATCTTGGCCCACTTGAGTAGGCGTCGTGCCTGCTAATTCGTTATTACCTTCAGCTTGCTCTTTTGGATTGTTTCCAGGAGCTGGCTGAGCGGCCACGCCATCTTTTGGAGCAGCTTCTTTTTCAGCAGGCTTCATTTCACCAGCTGGAGCTTTACCTTGAGCGTGTTGGTCGGCATCTTTTGCATTGTGCTCAGAAGGCTTCGCATTTTCCTTTTTAGGATTTTCTGCTTTAGCAAATTCAGATTTTTGCAGCAATTCATGGGTTTTAGCCAATACTGCTTCAACGACCTGCCTTGCTGTGTAGCGCTTTTCAAATGCCATAAAAACCTCTATCAATAGAAAGATTAGGTCTTCCTATGTCTCTTCAGTATAAAATCTCTTAATTTACAAAGGGTTGGATGTTTTACATCTGCAAATTGTTCAATTTCCGTCTTGAAGAAAACCGAGGGTTTAGCGGTTGCATCGGGCATTCGCTTAGGCTTGGGCATCTTTACCGACGTGCTCCCCATTTTAGCGGGATTAGGGATAGAGATACTTGGCTTCTTCAACATGGTATAAAGATTACCTTAAGTTTGATCCTCATCATTTGCAGCTTCGATTTCTTCTTCCGTATCGGTGTACCAAGTATTATCGCTCTTATCGATAATGGTAGGGTCGGTATTGGAAATAATGCTAATTCCTCCAATATATCCATCACCTACCTTCTCTTTAAGGTTCATAACTTCGATAACCCTACGAGGGGATTTAACCCAAGTATTTTCGATTTGGCCGGAAAGGTTCATGAAGCGTGACCATGCTTCTTCTCCACCATCTGTCTGAAAGGCTTCATCGAAATCAGGTCCAGCTGAAGAAAGTACGCTTTCGGCGAATCCATTGGCCTCTAGTAGACTTTCGCGGTATCGCAAGATCGAATACTTGACAATTGACCAAAGGAATAGAACGTTTTGGGGATCCCCGTGGGCATGGCATCCAATCACGTACTGTTCGTTAAAGAAGGCATGTTCTACCCTGGCCATGTAATATTGGTGCTGTGGAACGACCCCGAATTGGGTCGCGGAAATGTTTAAATTGGGTTCAATTTCAATAGATTGGCCAATAGTACCCTGAATGACGTAACCCTGTCCGTTAGCAGGATTAACCAAAACCATGCCTGGAGCGATCGATCCCAAATCAACCGTGTCTGGAACCGATACTTCACCGCTATTTTCATCATAACCAACTGGAACAAATGGCTTGATGACGTAGGGGATGGGCTTATTGATCTGGCTAGGCATCAGAACCATGGTTTCCGTAGATTGGTCAGCCATAGTCTTCATTTCGGGCATTTCTTGGCTCTCACCCATTTGGATGGTCACGCACGGCAAGCGGTCTTTATCGTCGCGAGCGCGCATGTAGACGTCGATCTGAGAGTTCCTAAACCACTCCCTGCAGGCGTCGATCTGTTTTTGTCCGTATTTGTCTTTGAAGTAGTTTATGTTGACCAAATCGCTCAACATATGGTTAATCAGCCAAGGATTTTTTCTCATATCCTCGATACCAAGTTCGATAGCGGTCTTAATTATGATGTCGCCTTGAAAAATGCCGGCCATACTTATTTACTCCACTTTCTCAAAATCTCTGGAAGGATAACGCTTTCCCACTGTTCATATCCCCACTTTTCAGCTTCCTCGAAAGCCTTGGCGCCTTCGTAGCCAGGATGAATGAACTTGTCCTTAGGACGAACGCCATCTGCATTAGGAACGACGCTATCGCTAGCCACACGGAAAGTAAGGAAGTCCCTTTTAATCTGTGGCTTACCGTATTTATCACGTAATACCTTACCGCGCTCATCCTTCTTTTCGCTTTGATACACGACCACTCTAGTCAGCGGGCTATCTGACCACTTAACGATTCTCTGTTCACCCGTCTCAGGATCCGTAACTAACTTTGGAGGAAGTTTTGGTTCCTTAACGTTAAACTGATGGAGCTTACCTAGCTTTGCGTCACCGTTCTGATGGCGTTCAATTCTGCTCCAGTAAATTTTCTGAAATTTTTCTCGAACACTTTGATTGCGCTCGGACTTACGTTGATTAGAGGCTTCAATTTTTTTGTTAACTTGATCAATACGTTTCAAGTGTGCTTGAATTTTCTTTCTAAGCCCTTGTCCGTATCCGGTCTGCAAGGAAGGAGCTTTGCTTTGTTCGAAAGGAATGATTCGGTATTTACCATTTTTTCCCTGCTTGACATCTTTTTTGAAAAGCCACTTATCGGTCTTCATGTCGGTGTTGGGCTTAATACCTTCTTCAACCCAGAAACCGTCTTGCTTAAGAGAAATGACCCAAACGCCAGGAGCCTGTTCTTTTGGCCTCTCTAGGTTTTTAGCAAAGGAAAGATACGCAGTCCTACCGCCCTTGTCGGACAGCACTTGCTGTAACATGTGGGCGTGAGTCTGCTTGGTCAGTTCGGCAACACCCTTGTTTAGGTCTTGCTGAACTTCTTTTTCGAGTTCTTTAAATTGTTTGGCGATACTGTCCGTATCGATTTTAATTTTTAGACTCATCGTCCCCTCGTCCTGGAGCTTTCACAGGTACGCCAGTGGTGCTTTGCACCATCCCTTGTTTCCTGTCTATAAAGCGAACTTTTCCAGTCTTAGGATCGATGACTTTTTGCTGCCCTTTCGCATTGACTGCGCCGGGTGGCATTGGAGTACGAGCTACGTGTGTAGTCGCCTTACTTGGGAGCTTGCCAATGGGCTGACCCACTGGCGATTGGCCTTTTGGGTCTCCAGCACCTTCCTCCTTGGAAGGTGCGTGTCCAGGCTTGCGTTCGCCGCCATGGTCTGGGTGTTTAGGAAAAGGCTCTTGCCATTCAGCTTGGCTATCGTTAGGACCTGGCTGCGCTCCAGCTCCTGCAAGAGGATCCGCCGCATTCGCGTTACCGCTTAGACCAAGCATTTCTGCCATTTTGATCATAGCTGCAAGCATTGCAATGCTGGATTGATAGAAATCAGGAGCTTGCTCGCGAGCGCGTTCAAGAATCATTTTGGAAGCTTTGAAACCAGCAAGAGCCTGTCCGACCATGTCACGAACGCGATCTTTTTCGATATCGTTTGATTGACTGTCTAAGCCTTGCTTAAGTACGTCGGAAAGGTTTGGATCGTTTTCTTCTGTAGCGTGCTGTTCATCAAGTCCCATGTCGCCAGGCGTATTGTTTTCATATCCACCAGGACGACTAACGTTACCTTCCATGTCATTACCGATGACTTGAGTGTCATCGATCATGTCAGCTTGTTGCTTTTCGTCAGGCTTACCATCAATGGTTTGGCTTTCCATCTGCTGAGCAATGGTTTGAAGATCTTCTTTAGAGTGAGCACCCTCTGGCATGAGACCATCACCAGCCGTTGCGGCAGCTGGAGCGCCAGACATATCAGCTGGGTTAGCCTGACCAATACCGCTTGGAGAACCACCGTCACCGACCTGTGGCTTTGGAATTCCTGGAGGATTCATATCCATAGCAGCGTATTGAGCCGCTTCTTCCGGGGAACCTGGAGCTGCTTGAGAATTCTGAGAGTCTGGCGACTGAATGGCAGGAACTTGCTCTTGCTGATGACCGTCTTTGCAATATGGGCAATCGGATCCGGCAGGACCTGACTGATCTGATTTCTGGCAATAAGGGCAATCCGCGTGAGGATCTGCAGCGGCAGCGTCTGATTGCGCGCAATAAGGGCAATCATCGTGGCCAGCGTCTGGCTGAGCATCATGGCAGTATTTACAATGATCTGGATCTACGCCATCAGTTTGTGCGCAATAAGGGCAATTGTCGTGGTTCATAGGATCACCTTCGTTTTTTTCAAGATAAGCTTCGGCGAGCTTGTACTCTTCCTGAGATGCTTTACCTTTCTTAACTTTCTTACGAGCGCTCGCAATGTCTTTCTCTACGCCCTCATCATACCAAGCAACTTGATCCTTACCTCTGAACTTAGCAGCGAGCAGTGCGCGCCCAGCTTCAGACAGGGTTCTGCCTATGCCGACAGAGATTGTGATTTTAGTGGCGTAGTAGTAGTCTTTGCGAAGTTGTTCAATATGATGGGCGACTTCGCCTGGCAGCTTAAAAGAACCTTCGTCTCCGCCGCCAGAAATGCGCTTACCGCCGTTTTCGGCTACCCAGTGATTGACGATCTCGTGCCCTAAGTCGATCTTCGCAGACCACTCATGCAGAGCTGATTCGTCATTGGCCATAATAGCGCGTCCGACTTTTTTACCGCAGCCGTCGCCATCATATGCTAGGTAAACCATGTTATCCACGTTTCTTCCTCAAAACTTCCAAGAGCATTTCGATGTTTTCTTCATCCCAGCCACGGCTGAAACGGACTTTAATTCCATCTTGCTCTTTCTTAATAAAAACTTTTCTTTCCATGTCGTCGCCAAGGCAGATACATCCAGAGAAAACTTTACCGTCGAAAATATTCTTACTGCAATCCGGGCAGTTTACCTGCTCGCCCTTGGCCATTACGACTTTGTATTCGTGCTTATTTTTGCGCTTATCAAGAAATTCAGCAAGAGGACGCTTTTTCTTTTCCGCGCTTTTATCCATTGGTGGCTCTACGAATTCGGGCTCTTTTTTATGCGCGGTTGCATTAGCAACCTCAAGCCCGTTAGCCATTCCTCGCATATACTCGTTTGCACCAGCATTCCCTGGATGCTTAGCAATTTTAGTAACATCGGCGATCTGCTCTTTGATCTTGTTGCCCTCGCCAACCATTTCAGTAAGCTTTCTAAGGACCAGCTGATGGACAGCATCTTTTTCCATGATCTTTTTATCGACCACGCGACCAATAAGATCGTGCAGAGCAAGCCTTTCATCGATCAACTTTTGTACCTGGCTAGAAACATCATGATTTACTGGAGCTTCAGGAGCAGAATTGATCAAATTCTCCATATCGTAGAGTTCAAATGCACTCATGATAATCAAGCCAACGCCTGGAAGGGCGCGAAGCTTGAAATCTACGATAACCTTGCTACCTTGGGTAATGTCGCCAGAATAAACGTCACGCTCTTGCTTGCTTACGTTTAGAACCGCGCCTCCTGGAACCGGCAGCTGCACTTTATGGTTATCCCCAATGTTCATAGGAGAAAGTTCTCTGATCAAGAGAGCCATGATAGTACGAGGCACGATCTGAAGAGCAGTTCTCAGCTCCTCGTGATCAATTGTCGATTTAGTGCCCGGTTTCCAGAGTTCAAACTTTTCGAGCGACTTAAGAAAGTCCTCTCCCAAAGTTTTCTCTAGAAAATAGGAAGCCTTTGAAGCCATGACCTACCTCTTAGAAAGCGGCTTCTTGCTTAATGTTGGTTTCGTCGTCGATCAAGAACACGAGCAAAGTTGCAGCGCTAGAGATGACCCAATTCTTGTTATTGCAGGCGATGTAAGTCCAGGCATTAGGAGCGCAAGGAATACCAACGTTACCATTAGCATCAGTAGCGCCAACACCCAAAGATGTAGGAGCAGAGTTGCCAGATCCAAGGGTAATGGATCCGACCGCGTTAGCATTGTTATAAACAGCTAAGCACTGTCCTGCAAAATCGAGTCGGCGAGCCGTCGAGGCATCGGTGGTGTATGTCACCGTACCACTATTAACGTACTTTAGCGGAAGGAGAGCGCGACCAACTTCAGATACCTTTTTGGATCCAGCAGCTGGATTGAATTGCAATGCATCTATTGTAGATGGATCGTAAACATTTTGACCTTGTGTCTGACGGATATTTTTTGGCATATACTTGATTTCCTTGTACTTTATGAAAAGATTACGTGTCGTCTTCCGTGATAGTATTCATATCCACCGGAACCACGAATTTATTGGTGTTTAGTGATTCTTGGACAGGTTGCACGGTACGATTGTCTTCGGGCGGCTTGTTTTGATTGAGCTTATCGCCTCTATTGCGATTGTGAAAAATATATTCTCTCATGATTACGGCATGATAAGGCATGCGTTCTGGACCGCGAACTCCGCCAGTAGTCACGTTGGTGATTCGAACTTCTTTAGGGAGAGCGACCACATAATAAAAGGCTTTGTAGAGATACCTGACAGAATAAACTCTGCCTTTTCCAGTACTTGGATCGATTCCTGGATTTTTACCTCCAGGTATCCAACGGATATTGCCCATTTCGGTAATTTTGAAATCAACACCTTCAGCGTATTCGATATTTCTACTATCGACGATTGGAACTTCAAGCTTACAGATCGGGAACATGGGTTCGTTATCGACAGCTGGGTCAAAGTCCATCTCATGAGCGTTCGAGACTCTGTCGTCCGCGTTTGGATCCGCCAAATAAATGCGATCTCCAGGCATCATGTAAATTCTAGCACCATCGGAAACGTCGTTTTTGTTATAAAAACGAGGCATTACCAGCCTGCTCTCAGCTGGATCGATGATTCCGCCCGCACTGCGCTTTTGTTCACGAGAGTTATCGGTCATCGTGGCAGTAAAAGTGCCAGCGCACGTATAGATCATGCCGTTGGAGGTAACGGTGTCCACTCCATCAGAGCGGCGATAGTCTCCCCTATCCTTCTTACCGATAGGGCTGGGCATGGCTTTGTAGTGCTTAAAATCAGCGCCCAGACCAGTAGACAGGCCGACCTCAAGACGACGCAGGTCAAACGACTGTTGCACCTGAGGCGCAAAGCGATTGATGGTATCTACTTGTGTTCCGTTTGGAGGTCTTTTCGACATATACTCTATTTATCACAAGAACGCTTAAGGCAAAGCTCGGACATTTCTCCAAGCCTTCTATCCATTTCGTGTTGGGATGTAGCCAAAAGCTTAATGACGTTATTTAGGTCCATGTCCATGGATAGTTCGCTAACGCGCTTCTGGACCTTCTTTCCGTTCAGGTAGTTTTGATGATTGACTTCAATAGTCAAGTTGGCCGTAACGCCGTTTTTGCACAGTTTCTCTATTTCCTGCAAAAAATGACCTAGCGACGGATCTTCAGGCTTATAGTTGATGACAATTTTCTTAGAACCCCTGATTTGTTCTTCAATCGGGGAATTTTGGTCGTACTCTGTTTCTTTTTTCAGCCTGACAATTTTAACGCACATGGTTATTTTTTAAATTTTAACCCCACGCTACAATTCATGGCTTTTTCAACGCTGGCGCCAGCCATTCCCCTACTGAACTCAGTAGGAATGTTAAGCTCCTTAATGATCAAAAAGTCTTTTTCCACGATTCCATTAACTACTGCAATTTTAGAATTGTGCCTGGTGATGTGAAAACTAACCGCTTCTCCATCCTGGACCGAATAGATATCGTGACCGCTCTTACGAAGGTCTTCGGACAAAAAGTGCGAATGCTTTTCGACAACCGTTGAATCGTTGAAGTTCTCAGACTTCATCATGGCTGGCTCGAATCCTGGGTATTGTTTTTCCAGATTGAACTTTACGATGGCAGGGTGACTACCAGCAGCGAGTGCTTCTTCGCGGAATTTGCCCTTAGGTTTACCAACGGCAATCCAGAATCCGCCTTTAGTGCGAATCATTTTAACCGGCGTGCTATCTATGCTACCAGCTTCCTCAATGGAATGAATTTCGTTTGGAGTAATGTTCATATTATTTTACCTTAGAATACGCATCGCTGACTTTCTTAGCATGCCAGTGACTTTTGATATCCTTGTTTTGCTTTTCTGCATCGTAGGTACCTTTGATACCTTCGAGCCACGCATAGCCAAGCTTTGTTGGATTTTTACCAAAATGATGCTCAAGTCTTCCGAGATGAGTAGCAGCAATTTGATCTTCTAGTCCAGGGTTGTCCTGCATGTAATTGGCTAAGTCAGGACCTTTAAGACGAGTTGCCTTACTGTGCTTAGAAGCCAAGTTCCTATCCATCTTAATGGTCTCGCGAATGGTTTCTGGCATAAGTCCATACTTACCATAGGCGTGCTCGTTTCCATGAATGGGGCCACCACCGGCTGCGTGATTCTGATTTTTTCCGCCACTGCTCTCTACTTGAGAAATGGCATTTAACATTTTTTGTCTAGAGTACTGCTCTTGCTGATGAATGGGAGCATTCGCACTGGTCATGTTAGCTAGGGCGCTAGTCATGACAGCTGCAGTGCCAAGGTTCCTGAACACGCTTTTCTCAAGGCTCTCTTCAAAACGATGAACGGTGTTACCTGCGCCTTTTTCAATAGTGAGAGAGTCGAACTCCACTTCTTCTGGCTTCAGACCGTCTTCGTTGATCTTGTCGTAAAGCCCTTTGTCAATCGTAACGTGTGACATGAAACGCTTATAAACGGTGCCGCAGTGCTTCATACTGTTATAGAACTCTTCGTAAGCCTTGTCGCACCCATCTACCATAAGCATGTAATACTGCTTACCGTCTCTTTCAGAGGTAAAGATCTTAGTCCAAAACTTGAGCTTTTTTGGGTCTGGAGTGTGGATGTTAAACTCCTTAACCTTGGTCTTGATCTCATCCATGTTCATGTCTTTACTGTCTTCAAAGACCTTCAGAGACATGTGAAGAGGGATACCGTGAGCAAGCTCTTTTTGACCCTTGATCACAACGTGCCAAAGAACATCACCACCCTTTCGGGCGCGTTCCTTGTAGACGTCATGAACTCCTTCACCAACCTTAGACATTAGAAATTACCGACGATAAATTTGTTACTGAAGATAGCTCTGAGTTGCACTTCAAGTCTCGTGCGCTTCTTCTCAAGCTCTTCAATTCTCAGCTTGTAGACTTGTGGACCGGGACCGCTGGAGGACTGAGAGATGCCGTCTTGGGATTGGCTTTGCGAAGTGTAGATAAAGCTAGTGGCGATTTCGCTCAGCATGTCAATTGCGGCCACGCACCCAATAAGCTCATTAACTGGGGTAGGAACCAAGCCTTCTTTGTTTGAAATACCAGCCGTGTATTTGATCTGCCAATACGCCGGAACCCAATTCAAACCGTCGATGACTGTAAGAAACGCAATACCTGCATTTCCAACAGCGCCCTGAACAGAGTTAACTCCGTATGCAGCCAAAAGAGGAATGACGTTAATAATGCGCTTTTCAAAGTTGGAAGTTTCAATCCAGGTTGGAGGAATTTCAAAGATCGTATTCTTATCAGCGCTAACGATGGCAAGTTGCTCGATACTGATGATCGGACCTTGCGTTGCAGTCAGGTTGATGTAGGCCTTGTAGTCTTCGTCCTTGAAAGGAAGTTTTTCCTGTCTCTGTTCACGCGTCAGCGTGGTTTTTAGATCTAGCTCTACTTGATTAGCAGCAAGATAAATACGGTCTTTAAAATCGTCGTCAGAGAACGTATCGCCGTTAGGGAAGGCAAGGGGGATGCCTTTCAGAAATCTGCTTTTCAACTGTTCTGGGTTTAGAATTGGCTCGCAACGCTTAAACAGATTTGAGGTCTGCAAAGCGTGAACGGGGTACATCGCTGTACCATAAGATTTACTATATTGAAGATCGGCCATTAGCAGCTCCCATCGTTCATTGGATCTTCCACTGCCAACATGTTCATCACACTGAAGCGACGAATAGAGGAACCTTCTTGAACAGCAAACTGAACATTTCCGCCAGCCGGGATCTGAGAGGCAGGGAGCCTTACGTACCAGAGGGAAGAATCATTTGGATCAGCTTGTTGAGCAGTATACTGCAAAATCTTCGTATTATCAATAGATGGGAAAGTTACAGTAATTCCATAGGGTTGGTTAGCACTGCCAATTCCCAGTAAATATCTAAGTCCTGCTGTTGTCCCTACCGGCGTAATTCCGCTAAAGATTCCAAAGCCTTGGTCGTTACCCTGGATGGCCTGATCTTGGTCAACTATTTGAAAATAAAGAGTAAGCGGATCCCCTGAACGAACAATCCATTGATTGCCGAAAGCATACATGTTAACATTAGACCAATTAATAATGGGTTTCGCGGAAAGTCTCATTGCTTTTACTCCAAAAACGGTATATCTTAGCATTAAGATTGGAACAATTAGTCTGTACGTATAACCCCTTGAAACAAAAGGAATTTTTATGCTTAAAATTGAATTCGAAGGCACTGACGGTGCCGGTAAGACCACGGGAATGAAGTACTTTATCGACCAAGCCCGCACCAAGTATGGGAAGCGCGTGGCAGAAACCAGAGAGGTGGGTAACCCCAATGTCCCTGTGTGCGTAAAGCTTCGTGAGCTGGTCCTTAGCCCTGATAGCGGTCTTTGCGGTGAAGCTATGGAATTGATTTTTTCCGCTATGCGCTACGAGAACGATCGTTGGTTGAAAAGCCAAGGTGAACAAGATTTCGTAGTTTCCGATCGTGGCTGGTTCAGTCACTTGGCTTATACTGATCATAATGTGAACCCAGCGTTTACAGAGCGTTTGTATGAAGATCTGCTTGCCGAAGAGACCTCGCTGCCAGACGTGGTTATTTATTTTAGCGTGAGTACGGAAACTGCTCTAAAAAGACGCGTTAGCCGTGGTACTACAGATGTCATTGAGGCTAAAGGTGTAGGATTTCAAGAGTTGGTTCGGGGATCGTTCGAAAAGTACATGGAACGCGAGGAAAATGTTCGAATTTACGAAGTGGATGCTAACGACACTATCGAAGGTGTTCGTTTTCAACTAGACGAAATTTTGGAAGATATCGATCGCGGCGGTCCCGTATTTTAAAATAAAAAAGGGCCTGGAGGAAACTCCAGGCCCCACGATGTAATAGAATGGAATTCTGATTACGAAGCTGCCATCAGGCCAGCTGCAATCAATGAAGCGATAAGTGCGTTGATAGCGACCTTATTTGCGTTAGCAAGAGCTTCAGCGGTTGCCAAGTCAGTTGCGTTTGCAGTAGCGACTGGGGCAACGTGAGCTGCCTGAACGTCAAATGCCGAAGCTGCATCGATAGCTGCGGAAATTTCGCCCGCTGCCGAACGACTAGCCATCGCCACGATAAGAACATTTTTTGCGTGTTGTGATAGTGCCATGAACGTATCTCCTTTAAAGATCGTAACGATACACATTATTGGTATCGTACATTAGCTATGTAAAGATTAGGTCGTTTCCGCTGGTTCTACGAAATATTCGCCAGCAATATCCCTGATAACATGGGTAAATCCAGGGGCATTGTAGCAGTACATACCATCTAAGCTGGATGCGTTTACGTAAGTACGACCATCTTGGTATTTATATCCAGCGCCTTCGTGTATGTGCCCGAAAACATGGAGTTTTACCTTGGTTTGGAGTATTTTCCTGGCCAAATCGTAACAACCTACGTGGTTTGAATATCCGCGAGCATTAGCATCGTCTAGTATGTTAAGAGGAGGACCGTGGGTAACTAGAATTTCAGTATCATCTGGAATTTGCTCCCAGATTTTAGCGATTTCGTCGCCTCTTTCGTAGTTGAATGCCCAATTGTGGAACCAAGGACTCGCGGGCGATCCCCACACCTTAATTCCTTCTATTTCGCATCCAGAATCGTTGAGCAGGATGATATTGCGATCTTTGCAGCACGCCGCCCAAAGCTCAGGGTTCTTTTCAAACCCAAAATCGTGATTTCCAGGAATCAGGACAAGATGAGAGTAGTCTTGTTCGGCGTACCAATCCAGGAAGGGTAGGATTTCACCTTTTTCCCCTCTACCGGTCATGTCACCAGCGTGAATAAGAATATCCCCACCAGGCAGAATGATTTTCTTGTGCCTGTTATGGGTGTCAGAAATACAATCAATGGTAAGTTCGCTAAGCATAATAAGCTTATATCATAAAATAAAAAAGGGCCGGTAGCAGCGCTACCGGCCCTTTCAATTTTTAACTAACTCTACTTATTAGGTAGGGTTATTCAGGCTCAGCTGGCCAGTGATGTTCTCGATGAGAACATTCTTGCGAGGCTGATAAGCTGCCAAGCTCAGGAAGCGGAAGTGCGCTTCTGGGAGGCTGAGGTCAGAGACCGCAAGCTTCAGCTTGGAGTATGGGGCGAGCTGTGCAAGTCCCATGGTGTTGGCCTGGAGCAAGAATCCAGTGACGGATCCTGGCTGGCGGTTGCCAAGGTCAGCGAATGCTGCACCCGAACCAGCGGAGTTCACAGCGACCTTACCAATGAACTTGGCGGTAGCAGCGGATCCGTTGAGGTCCGAACGGTACACGTTGAAGTACTGACCTGCGCCAGTGATCGTCAACGAAGCCTTGTGTCCAGCGGTTGCCGCGAACGTCTGAGCTGCCGAAGGCATAGACTCACCACGGATCGAGCAAGACGTGACGTAGTAAACATAGTTACCAGTCTGGAGCAACGAACCAGCAGCGCCACCGTCAGCAACGGAGCACGAAGGAGCAGCAGGGCTGCCGCTACGAGCGCGGGCTGGGCGGGTTTTGCCAGACAGGAAGCGCGAAGCTTCGAGGCTGACCACTGCCGAGGAGGTCCACTGGGTACGCAGATGCGCGCCAGTAGCTTCCTGAGCCGAACCTGCAAGCATGATGCGCTCTTTAGCGTGCGCGATCTTGTTGTAGGCCGAGAGGCTGATAGGATCGAGAACCAAACGATCAGCTGCGCCCATGTTCATGGCCGAGCGAACTGCCGAGTCTTCGATGATGGATTGCGTAAGCGTTCCACCTGCCGAGATGATGACGGTCTGGTCAGAGCCGTATTCAGCAAACATCAGGTCTTGAGTGTTTTGCTGACCATCAGACTGACGAACTTGTTGGTCGAGACCAATCATGTTAGGCAGTTTAGCAACGGCAAGAGGGTTACCGTCGAAAACACCTGCGTTCGAGAAATCGGATTGACCACGGAAGCAGTCAAATTCGATATCGCCAGCAAGCTTCATAGCCGCATCTGCTGCAGCGCGATCTTCGGCTTTAACGCCGTCGAATGCACCGATCATGTTAGCAGCAACTGTGACACGACGAGTCGTGCTGTAGTATGCCATAGGCACCACTGCACGGACGTAGTTCGACGTATCTTCTTCGCCGATTCCGCCTTCAAACTGGGCAGAACCCCCGAAGACACCGTAATCCAACTGGCGGTTGAATTGGTGAAGTTGCGACTTCACATCTTTCGATGGAAGCATTTTCTGCAACTTAATGTGACTGTCGTCGTAGGTTACATTGTGCATGACAGGGGAAAGATCTTCCACCATCAAGGCAGCGCCTTGTACTAACTGACCTGGAGCAGCATTGTAACTGCCTGCTTCAAGTGCTTTCATAAGAGACTGAAGTTGTTCAATCATATTATTTCTCCTTGGTTACATTCACTGCTTACTTGAGCAGGTGACTGATACTGTTGATGCTTCCACTGTTAAGGTAGTAAGCGTTGATAAGATCTCGATCTGACTTTTCGAGCTTTGGGTCCTGAGATTTAGCCAGAAGCTTTGCATCGACTTCACCTTTGGTGAGTTCTTTGCTTTCACTGAAGCCTTCGCTTTTAGCGACGACATCGAGAGAAGTAATAGCTTTGCCTTGTGGTGCAGCCTTTTTCTCAACCATTTTGGTGAGAATTTGGGTTGCGAGATCCAGGCTCTTTTGAAGGTTTTCAACCTTTGCATTTGCAGCGGCGGTTTCAGCCTTCGCTAGCTCAAGTTCTGCTGTATTTTCCGACTTTTCCATTTGGACTCCTTCTACTTTACTTGCTGGCGATTTTGCGCCTGGCACGGAATGAGGAACAGTTTCCTTAGAAATCTGTCCGCCATTGGCCTCATTGTGGCTAGCGATCTCAGCTTTACCCATAGGAGCGGCTGGAGCAGGAGCTTGCGCACCACACTTTTCCATTCCCTTGGAGTCGAGAGCAGCCCTACAAGCATCGTGATGAGCCATCAGCTCAGCTTTGCTCATAGACATATACATTTGCTGTAGATGTTGGAGGTCTTCCGCGTCGTAATCATGTGCCTCAGCTTCAGGAGCAGCAGGTGCAGCGGCAGCGTCGGGAGCAGGAGCAGCTTCAGCAGCGGGTGCTGGAGGAGCTTCCTTTCCTTCTGGAGCAGGAGCAGCTTCGCCTTCAGGCTTTTTATCGCCTTCTTCAGCTTCGGGTTTTTCCTTACCGTCTTCCTTTTTTGGCTCAGGCTTCTTTTCGCCATCTTCAGCTTTCGCCAAAGACTCAGCCGCTGGAGCTTCGGACTTACTCAGCTGAATTTCAGCCAAGTGAGCCGAGAATTCGCTCTCGACGGACTTGATGAGTTTTTCGAACTCTGTTTCGGTGTACATAGTATTCTCCTACGGACAACCGATTAGACAGACTTAGTTGGCCAATAGAGTTCTTCGTTATCCGAGATTGCCGAAGCAGCATTGACGTTAGCAGCGGTAACAGCGGTTCCGTTTGCAATTTCTTTAACTTGAACGCGCGCGCCAACTTTCACCAGCTCGAACATGCAAGCAGCGATGTCAGCGTGGGAAGGAAGGGTTTGATTACCAGCAGCGCCGAGTTCGTATCCGATCTGGGAGACGTGAGGAGCGTAGGCTTCGGTTTGATTTCCGAAGACGTCTTTCGAGATCATGTCTTGGCCAGAAATCTGAATATAGATAACAGGTTGGCCTTCAGCAACGTTTCCGTTCTGAGAGATAACCAGATTTGGCCACACTTGGCCACTGCCATCGGTCCAGGTTCCTTGGGCAACCGTATTCACACTGGTTCCAGAAAACGCGAGACGCTTGGAAAGCTTGTCGCCGAGATCGCGAACCAAAGCATTTGCTTTTGCATTGCTATACATAGTAAATTCTCCTTGAAAATTTTGTGTTCAAACACCAGAGGGTTTCCACTTGGATAACTCCTCGATATGTAAGGAAGAATAGGACGCTAAGCTTTTCTCTTTAAAAAACAGATAGTTATGCTATTCAAATTGCCAAGCTAATTACGCTGTATTTGTAAGGAAAGCAAAACATGCAATCTTTACGGTATGGCAAATAACTGTACCTATATTGACGGTATCGCTTCCTCTCAAGCTATTGATACTGCTGGAGAAATTGTCGATCTTAAGGGATTAGACTGTTCCAGTCTTCTGGGAGCCGCCTTCAATTGGGAACACAAAAGTGACGTTCCTGCCCAAATCGTTGGAAAAATTCTCGATTTTAAAAAGATTTTCTCTGAAGAGGATTGTGAAACCGAGCGCCAGCGCCATTTTTGGCAAAAGATCCAAATGCCCTTCCTTTATGTCCTTGGGCGATTGCTTGATGATAAGAAAGAGTCTGCCAAGGAAGTTGCCGGCCTAATGCTGGACGACGCCCAGAACCCTCATGAACCCCAAATGCTCGGTTTCAGTATTGAGGGCGCCAAAATTCACAAAGAGGGTATGGTCATTAGTCGCTCTATCGCACGTAAGGTAACCATCACCAATATGCCTGCCAATAAGACGTGCGCGGCGGAAATGGTCCCTGCTGCTAAAAAGAGCGGACAGGTCGATCTTGAGTCCATTTTCAAGGGCGAGATCGAGTTTTTTAATCCTAACTCCAAGTATTTGGAATTCTTACAGAAAAAAGAGCAAGATATGGCCAAAGACGTTGGAACCGGCGGTGGCGCTTTTATTGGCGATTCGCTCGCAATGTCTGAACTTGAAAAATCAGCGCCTTCTTGGACTCATACTGGTGGCGGACATTTTTCTCATCCCGAACACGGCGTGGTCTCTGTCCAGAAACATCCTACCGGTGAATTTCACGTAAAGCACAACGGCGCACTTGCCAATATGGGCGGCAAAAAGGCCGTATTTGGATCTGCTCAAGAAGCTGGCGAACACGCTGGCCATTATATGAGGGGCGTTTCCTCAAAGACGATTGCTCCATATCCAATGCAGAACAGAACCTCTCCACAGATGCCCATTCACAAGTCGCTTGAAGCCGGCTCTGGAATGGCCGCTCCTAGCCAGTTGACGCAGGGCGCTGCACTTGCTCCTGAAAGCCTTGATGGTAAGATGAAAAAAGCCACATGGTTAAAGCGTGCTGAACAAGCTTATTCTACTTGGGAAAAACGTGAAGAATTCGAAAACTTCATGGCCAAAAGAATGCCTCATCTGACCAAAGGCGAGATCAAGGCGATCGGCCAAACGTTGGCTTTGAAGAAATCTGTTGAGGCAGAGAAAAAACTGTCTAAAATGTATACAAGCTACTTCGGGAAACAAGAATAGTCTTTGTCATGGAAGACGTATAGAGCTGTTTTCAGTTCGGGGCGCCAAGAAGGCGCCTTTTTTATTTGCGCTATTCGCGTTAGTAGTGATATAATCTTTAGTGTAAGGCAAGTTCTCTTGATAACCCTGAGTTTGATGTGGGTGTCAAGAAACTCGAAAGGAACGCCCAATGCTATACTTAAATGGTCAACCGTTGAATGTTACGGTATTCCCAGACAAAACTTCTCAAGTTTGGAAACTTCCAGACTCTGTTCTCTACAAAACAAATTACATCGAGATCACTTGGCGCTTTGAACACGAAGGCGAGTTTCTGCAACTTGCTCAGCTCAAAGATCTCCTCGATCTTCATGAACTAGGCGCCGAACTGCGCGTCACATATCTTCCCTACGGTCGTCAGGACAAAGAAGTTAGTAACACTGCTACCTTTGCTCTTCGCACTTTCGCCAGACTTCTCAATTCTCTTTCCTTCGACAGAGTTATCGTTCACGATCCCCACAGTGATGTGGCCTTGGAATTAATTAACTACTGTACGGCGATTTATCCAAAAGTACAGTTGAACGAGATCATTAAAGGCACTGGTACGAATCTGCTCTGCTACCCAGACAAGGGCGCGCTTCGCAAGTACAGCGAGCAATACGAATTCTATCGAGCCTTCATTTATGGTGAAAAAGTCCGCGATCAACTTACGGGTAATATCACAAGTTACAAAGTTATCGGAGATTGTGTCGGTAAGACCGTTCTCATCGTAGATGATATCTGCGATGGCGGCGCGACCTTCAAATTGTTGGCCAAAGACCTCTTGGCCGCAGGAGCTAAAGAGGTCAACCTCTTTGTTACTCATGGGATCTTCTCAAAAGGAGTAAGAACCCTACTCGAATCAGGCATCAACCGCGTGTTTACCGAAGATGGTGAAGTGAGTAAGCACGCAAAATAATTCATATAGGAGATTATATGAAAAAGAATCTGAAGAAAAAAATATCCCTGTCTGCAATGCTTCTGTGCGATTTCTACAAAGTTTCGCACCGTGAAATGTACCCTGAAGGAACAGAAACCGTTTATAGCACTTGGACGCCTCGCGCTTCGCGCATGAAAGACGTCGATCAGGTCGTGGTTTTTGGTAACCAGGCTTTCGTCCGTAAATACCTCGTTGATTTTTTCAATGAGAATTTCTTTGGTCGCGAAAAAGAAGAAGTGGTCGCGGAATACGCTCGTTTCATCCGTTGCACTCTTGGTGTGGAAAAACCTTCTACCCAACATATCGAGGACCTTCATGATCTTGGATATCTCCCGCTTCTCATCAAGGCCGTACCAGAAGGAACGGTCGTTCCACTTCGCGTACCCGCTTTGACCATCCAGAATACGAATCCTAAGTTTTTCTGGCTGACCAATTACATCGAAACCTTGGCTTCTTGTGAACTCTGGCCTTGTTACACGGCAGCTACGATTGCTCGCGAGTACCGCAAGCTTCTGGGTAAGTACGCTACTGAAACGGTCGGAAATACCGATTTTGTTCCCTTCCAGGGGCATGACTTCGCTATGCGCGGTATGCTTGGTATGGAAGGTAGCCTTCTCACCGGCATGGGTCATATGACTGAATTTGCCGGTACCGACAACTGTCCAGCCATTACGGCCATCGAGTACTACTACGATGCTAACATTGAAAAGGAGCTGATCGGCACGTCCGTTCCTGCTACCGAGCATTCGATTCAGTGCGCCTACGGCGATGACATGGTCTACTTGCGCAGAATGCTCAGCGAGGTTCATCCATCAGGCATCGTTTCAATCGTCTCGGACGGCTATGACTTCTGGGATGTCATTGCTCGCGTGGTTCCAGCTTTGAAAGCGGAAATTATGGCTCGTAAGGGTCATCCACTTGGGCTCGATAAGGTCGTTATCCGCCCTGACTCTGGAGATCCAGTTCTGATCGTCTGCGGCGATCCATCGGCTCCTAAGGGTTCCTTGGAATATAAAGGTGCTGTTGAAGCCCTGTACGACATCTTCGGTGGAACTCTGACTGAAAAGGGCTATAAAATGCTCGATAGCCATATCGGTCTTATCTATGGAGACGCCATTACGTTGAATCGTGCCAAAGAGATCATGGAGCGCCTGAAAACCAAAGGGTTTGCCTCGACGAACGTGGTTTTTGGCATCGGATCATACACTTACCAGTACAACACTCGCGATACGTTTGGTTTCGCCCTGAAATCGACCGCTTGCGTGATCAACGGTAAGGAAAAGCAGATCTTCAAATGTCCAAAGACTGATGATGGCATTAAGAAGTCTCAGCGCGGACGTGTTATCGTCTATAAGGACGGTAACGGACAGATCACTTTCAAGGACGGCTTCCCTCTTGGAACCGAACTGAATGCGGATCTCTTGCAGCCTATCTTTAAGGACGGCGAACTCCTTAATCAGGTTAATTTCGCTACTATTCGCGAAAGGCTGAAAAAATAGTAAAAAAGTTCTTGCACACAAGAACTGCTGTGATAGAGTAGAAATGGTCAGGGTCGAATGGTAAGGGTTATTCGTTTAAAATAAACCCCTTTCCAACACACTTATCCTGCCTTTTAATCGGAGATCATATGAAGAATTATTCGAGCGCTATTACTGGTCCTACTCCTCAAACTCAACCCCTTTTCGGTCGTACCGATCAGGTGAAGAATAACGCTGGCGGCTATGTTTTTGAAGTTACGCCAAAAGATCGTCTTGCACGCTTCCTTTTGATCGGATCTGAAGGTGGCACGTACTACGTTAATGAGCAAAAGCTGACTCAGGACAATGCTACCAATATCATTTCCTTGATTAAAGCTGACGGTCTCGGTGTTGTCGCTACGGTGACCGATTTTGCCGTCAACAATCGCGCTCCTAAGGCCGATCCAGGTCTTTTCGTCCTTGCTCTTTGCGCAACTTACGGTGATTCGGCTACGAAAACCGCTACGTACAATGCGATCACCAAAGTGTGTAAGACTTCTACGCACCTCTTCACGTTCCTGGCAAACGTCCAGAACCTGCGCGGCTGGTCTCGTGGCCTTCGTAAGGGTGTTGCAAAGTTTTACACCGATAAGGAAGCTGGCCAAGTTGCCTATGCGGTCGTGAAGTATCGTAACCGTGCTGGTTTTACGCACCGCGATGCTCTGCGCCTTTCTCACGCCAAGGCCACTTCTCCTGAAATGAACGATATTTTTGCCTACGTTACGGCAAAAGATCTTGCCGAATTGGACCTTACTAAAGGTAACTCTTTGATCAATGCTTTTGAGACTGCTCAAAAGACCGAAAACACCAAAGAGCTGGTCGAACTGATCAGCGAGTATCGTCTGACTTGGGAAATGGTGCCTAATACGCAAATCAACAAGCCTGAAGTCCTCCAGGCCCTCCTTGAGAACATGCCTTTGACGGCGCTTCTTCGCAATTTGAACCGTTTTTCATATAACGGACTTACGGACGGTAACACGGATACGGTGAAAACCATCGTTAAGCGTCTTAAGGATAAAGAATACGTTCAAAAGAGCGGTATTCACCCTCTGAACGTCGTTAATTCGATGCGCACCTACTCTAATGGTCGCGGAGACAAGGGCGATAAGACCTGGACTCCTAACCAAAAGATCGTAGACGCCCTGAGCGATACTTACGAAGCTGCCGTTCAAGCTCTGCCTTCTACTGGCAAGAACATTCTTGTGGCCGTTGATGTGTCTGGATCCATGCGCAGCCCTGTCGCTGGTTATCAGATGAGCGCTGTCCAAGTCGGAAACGTTCTTGGCGTCACCATGCTTAAGGCTGAAGACGAAGCCGAACTGATTTGGTTTGACACTTCCATTCATACGCCTAAGATCGGTCGTCGCACCGGTCTGGATACGGTCCTTAGCCAAGACACGCCTGGTGGCGGAACGGATTGTTCTCTCGCCTTCATGCATGCTCTTAACACTAAGATCAAGTACGATACTATCATTATTTTGACTGATAATGAAACTTGGTCTGGTCGTGGCCATGGCTTGGAGCGCTTGAACGAATATCGTCGCAAGGTGAATAAGGACGTTAAGGTTATTGAAGTAGCGATGGTTTCAAATCCTTATGGAAATCTTCCTGCTGATGATAAAAATTTGTTGCGCGTAGTTGGGTTCGATGCTAGTGTTATTGATGTGATCCAGAGTTATCTGGAATAGTTTTATTCGGGTCGCTGGTAAGTCGATTATTGCATTCGGAGCACGAAACGTGGGTTCGAATCCCACCCTGGCTTTCGGGCCAGGTCGTCTAGTGGTTAGGACGCGTAAAAACTCGACTCCAATATTTATCCGAATTTGTTCTTTGAAATTTGTGTGGGTCGTAGATAGTAGGTTAATTACAGGAACTGCGGGTCGCTGGTGCAAATCCAGCCCTCTCGACATGTCGAGAGGTAGCTCAGTTAGTTAGAGCAGCAGTATAAAACCCTACTATCGCTTTTTATCCACCAATTATCTGTCGCTGGCGACTGCAAGCTCGGCGGCAAGGATGTCGGAAACCACATCCTGTGAACCTGAGATGAATTCTTGCAGCTCTCAGGAGGACCAAATTTCAGATGGGTCGAATGAAAACGGTTATTCTCTACCGTTGGGAACTTAGCATAACGGTTAATGCGCCTGGAGTCAGATCCAGGAGATGAGGGTTCGAATCCCCAGCACAAGTCGTTTTCAAATTATTATCCATCGTAATCTTGTTATTGAGCGGGTCGCTTTCCCTAGGGTTATTTATCGAAACAAACAATCCCTTGGCTAACTCTTTATCACGCTCACTTTTATTTTACGGGTCGAAGGTTATTCGTTAATCTACACTGGAACGCCCCATAAGGGCTTTGGTCACCAGCTAAGACTGGTGAGGGG